ATGCTTTCTGTACGAATGGAATGATCTTAGGTGATTATGATGTAACCAGACGTAAGCACACAAAGAACTTTACTATAGATGGTTTTGTTAAAGCCTTTGATGATTGTATGGTTAACTATAAAAGTGTAGTGGATAAGTATCAGAAATGGGCAGACACTAAGATTAGTTACAAGCATAACATACCACTCTTGTTTTCTGAACTAACTAACAACAAAAACCCTAAGAAGAAAAATACTTTAGCGGATAGGTTGTATGCTCAATACGCCGATGAAGTTACTGATCGAGGTAGTAATTTATTCGCCCTTACGTCAGCTATAACACACTATGCCAGCCACAATGATGCTAGGTTCCCTTTGCGTAGCAATGCAGACAGTGATAGTTTATTTAAGCGACAAGAAACTGTACGCAAATGGTTTAAGTCTAAAACATTTGAAGACTTTCTTGAAGCAGCATAATAACAATTAGGAAGGAAGTTAAGATGGTTTATAATTATAAAACCCATGAGGAAATTCCACCTTTCATGAAGGATTATATTCTAGGTGTCGCTGACTGTACTGCTATAGATCAGCTAGACTTAGACGACATCAACGACTTTCTAAATGGTCTTATAAACTAAGAGTCGCCGGGGCAGGTTTATTTAAGTCAATAGACCTGTCCCTTCTACCAAACCAACCCAATTAGTATTGGAGAACCACCATGAAAAGGATAAAGTTATTCCAAGACATAGCCTTAAAATACGAGCGTAAAGAGAAAGGTTCTTTTATAAGTCTGTACGAAGATAGTATAACACATCCACCATTCTTAATTGCTGACGTTAACCTGAAAGATTTGGTTTGGGAAACGCTAGACACAAAGGCATTAAAAGGAATAGAAAAAAAATATATTCAGAATGTTGTAAAAGACCTAGATGAAATAAAAGAAACTCTGCTTGCCCACATAGCAACTTCCCATGAGCATCCTGACTTTGGTTTTGGAGATAACACATGATGAGTTATAATCTAAGCGCAGTAGTAAGAGACTTATCTATTAGCAGTAATGAGAATAAACTAATAGACCCAGATAGAATTAAACTAGGTCTACTTAAAATAATAGAAGAGGATAAGCAGAATGATGCTTACATCATAGCAACTCTTAACGAAACACTAGACAAGGTAAACGATATTGTTTTTCTAAGCCTAGCACAAGAACAAAAGCTACATGATTTAGCTACAAGAATAAAAGTATTGAGAGATGAGGTACTTAGGATTCATAAGGACAGGTAAGTAAAAATGAAACATCTGTGGGAAAAAGATAGAAAAACAATTTATAAGGAACTATTAGATTTATATCTTGATGAAGGTTATTCTAAAAAAGAAGCCAGACGATTAGCAACAGAGGAGACAGCTGAAATAAAAGCGGGTGACTTTTCTTTTGTGTCTAACATAATGGATGAGCAAGAAGATTGTTAAGATTTGTCTTATAGCCCTCTCATACGCGAACAATTTTTTAAGTGATTGATTTTAATATATAAAAATAAATTGTTGATTAAGTTTTTAAGGTATGTTATTTAGTTATTCACCACTAACTAAGAGGAAAAAATGGACAGTGCAGAGAGCGAGTTAGTTGAAGCACACAAGCCGTGTGATAGTTGCGGTTCATCAGATGCAAGAGCATCATACTCCGATGGGCATGAGTATTGTTTTAGTTGTCAAACAAGATTTGAAAGCGAAGGAGATTACCCTGCCATGTCTAAACCTAACGCCACTAATGTTACTCCATTAAAATCTACTGAAGGTGTAGTAACTGCAATACCTGATAGAAAGATATCTTCTAATACATGTAAAAAATACAATGTTAGAGTAGTTAAAGATCAAGAAGGTAATATAATAAAACATCGTTATCCTTACTATGATGATAAAGGTAACCACATTGCCGACAAGGTTCGTATTGTAGAGACAAAAGACTTTCCGACAGAGCCAGTAGGAGCATTAGGTAAGGCTGCTCTGTTTGGTCAGAACCTTTTCAATTCGGGTGGTAAATACGTTACAATTTGTGAAGGCGAGTTGGATGCTTTATCCGCTTTTGAAATGCTTGGAAGCAAATGGCCGGTGCTATCTATTAAAAATGGCGTTCATTCTGCACTCAAAGATTGCAAGGCTAACTTAGAATATCTTTCAAATTTTGATAGTGTTGTCTTGTGTTTTGATGCGGATGACAAGGGAAAGAAAGCAGCGCAACAAGTAGCCACACTGTTTGAACCTAACACCTGCCGCATTGTCTACATGACAGATGGCAAGGATGCATCTGAATACTTACAGGGTGGTAAGCGTGAGCAGTTCTCTCGCGCATGGTGGGATGCCAAGGTGTATACTCCCGCTGGTATTCTTAACCTAGCTGATATGGGTGATGGTCTGTACGATGAGGGTGCACACAAGACTTGCCTCTACCCATTCGAGGGTTTGAATGAGAAGCTGTTTGGTATACGCACAGGTGAGCTTGTAACCTTCACGGCTGGCACAGGAGCGGGTAAGTCTAGCATCATGCGTGAACTTATGCACCATGTACTAAACAGCACAGAAGAAAACATTGGTGTAATATCTTTGGAAGAGAATGTAAGGTCCACCATCTTTCACCTCATGTCAGTCGAAGCAAATGCTAGGCTGTACATTCGTGAGGTGCGTGACCAGTTTAGCATGAATGACTTGCGTAAATGGCAAGAATTAACAGTAGGAACTAGGAGGTTCTTTGCCTTTGATCACTTTGGAAGCATGAAGACTGATGAGATACTTTCACGGGTCAGGTATATGATTAAGGCATTAGACTGTAGGTGGATATTCCTAGATCATCTATCAATCTTGGTGTCTGGTTTGGAAGGTGATGATGAGCGTAGAAACATTGATAATCTGATGACCAAGCTAAGGTCGATTGTCGAGGAGACAAATGTAGCTATGCTTCTTGTCTCTCACCTACGCCGCGCACAAGGTGACAGTGGGCATGAGAATGGTAGAGAGGTTAGCCTGTCCCACCTCAGAGGAAGTCAGAGTATAGCGCAGCTTAGTGATGCGGTGGTGGCTATGGAGCGTGACCAACAGTCTGATGATCCTAACATAGCAAACACAACAACCATCAGAGTATTGAAGAATAGGTATTCTGGAGATACCGGCGTAGCTTCTCACCTATTCTTTAACAAAGATACGGGAAGGTTGACAGAGGTGCATAATCTAGGTGATGATCCAGAAGGAGATAGGTCCGACAAGGAACTTTAGAGATGGAAGTTGTCTTAGACATTGAGACTGATGGCTTAGACCCAACAGAAATATTTTGTATTGTAGCCAAGGAACGTGAGACAGGTGAGATACATGTCTGGAAAGAACAACAGTGTTATGAAATATTCCCTTTGTTCGCAAAGCGTGTGTCTAAATTTATCATGCATAACGGCATATCTTTTGATGCCAATGTTATTAATAAACTCACATCAACTCACATTGGTATAGACCGTATCGAAGACACGCTGATCCTTTCTCAACTGACTGACCCTGTTAAAGATGGTGGGCATTCTTTAGAATCCTGGGGACAGAGATTAGGTTTTGATAAGATAGACTTCCACGACTTCTCTTGTCTCACAGAGGAGATGATAACCTACTGCATTCGTGATGTAGAACTTACTGAAAGAGTTTACATTGCGCTTCAGCCAGCAGTGAATGCTATTCGTAGACAATGTATAGACTTAGAATATGAGGTTAGGAAGTTAGTATCTCAACAAGAAAGAAATGGTTTTTCTTTGGATATGCAGAAGGCTACTTGTCTTGTAGCTAAACTTAAAGACAGGTCAGATAGCCTTGAGTCTGAGGTAACTGTAATGTTTCCACCTATACCAGTCCTGGTCAGAGAAGTTAAACCTAAAATAAAAAAGGACGGCAGCTTGTCTACGGTTGGTCTGAGACACATAGAAGACATAGCAGTTGTAGTTGGTGTTCATTCTGCCATTGACTATCAAGAATTTAATCTGTCATCTAGGCAGCAGATAGTTAAGAGACTTTTGTCTAAGGGTTGGCAACCTAATAAGTTTACAGACAAGGGTCATCCTATTGTTGACGAGGGTGTTCTAAAAGATGTAGACTTACCTGAAGCAAAAAAGATAGCAGAGTTTCTTATGCTTCGGAAAAGGATAGCGCAGATACAATCATGGATAGAGGCTGTTAAAGATGATGGGAAAGTACACGGACAAGTTCTTACGCTGCGTGCAATCTCTGGAAGAATGGCGCATCATTCTCCGAATATGGCACAGGTTCCAGCTAGTTACTCACCGTATGGTAAGGAATGTAGAGAATGCTGGACTGCTGGGGATTCACCTAGTCTTGTACTTGTTGGCTGTGATGCTTCTTCTCTGGAATTGCGTGCGTTGGCACATTATTTAGATGATAGTAAGTTCACTAGTGATGTTGTTGATGGTGACATACACACTGCCAACCAACATGCGGCAGGGTTAGAGACACGCGATCAAGCTAAGACATTTATCTATGCGTTTATTTATGGTGCAGGGGCAGCTAAAATTGGCTCTGTGGTGGGTGGTACGGCACAAGATGGTCAGAGACTAATAGATACCTTCTTGTCTAACGTACCAGCCCTGGCAACGCTTAGAAGGAGAGTAGATATTGCCTCTAACAGAGGATATCTTATCGGTTTGGACGGCAGAAAACTCATGGTGAGAAACAAACACTCAGCAGTAAATCTTTTATTACAAGGTGCTGGTGCAGTAATATGCAAGCAGTGGTTAGTTGAGATACATAATTCACTTTCTTACACTGAAATGAAAGCATGTCTTGTTGCGTCAATACATGACGAATACCAACACGAAATTAATAAAGATCAGGCTGAAGAATTTGGAGAGTTAACCAAATTAGCTATGAGGAAAACTCAGGAAAGGTTAGGTATTAAATGTACACTGGACAGCGAGTACAAAATAGGCCGCAACTGGTCACAGACGCATTAATAACTTTAACCCATGCTGAACTAAGAACCAGTGCGTTCATTGGTAAGTCCCGCAATAAAAAAAGTAGAGACGCTGGTGTGTTTGATTCTTCTGTTGCAGATACTCACATGATAGACATCATAGGCGCAGAGGCTGAACTAGCTTTTGCAAAGCTATGTAACTTGTATCCAAAAGACTTCATGACACTTGGCACTAGGTCAAAAGCTGAAGGGACTGACGATGGTGATCTAAATATAGACGGTGTCTGTGTTGATGTTAAAACCACAACCCATAAGAATGGAATGTTACTCTCTAATTCAAAACACATTTCTGGTATAGATTTATTTGCTTTAATGATAAAGAAAGGAGAAGATACGTTTCAATTAAAAGGCTTCATGCTTGCGACTGAACTTATAGTTGAAGATAGGTTTGGCAGAGCGGATGGCAAACTTAAAAGACCAACATATGTGGCTAAACAAGATGAATTATATTGTTATAAAACTGCCGTGAGAAAACTAAAAAAATATCTTGACACTGTAAAGTCATAACAGTATTTTATAAACTCAACCATCAAACTAAGTAGTCAGACTTAGTAAATTGTAAAGGAAAATATACTATGGATACTTACATTATTTCTGGTAAAGCTTACTGGGCAAGTGTTATTGCTCCCAACACAACTTACGAACCATGTTGGCAAGTTAATGTTTGTCTTGATGAAGACGGTAAAAATCTGGCTGAAAGTCTTGGTCTTGATGTTAAGAACAAAGGCGATGAGAAAGGTGACTTTATTAAAGTAAAGCGTAAGGTAGACAAGCGGGACGGTACAAAGCAAACTGCTCCTATTGTTAAAGATTCTAATAATAACGATTGGGATGATAGGCTTATCGGAAATGGTAGTCTAGTTAATGTTAAATTTTCTACTTTCGATTATAACTACAATAATAAAAAAGGCGTAGCCGCTTTTCTTCTTGCTGTTCAGGTGGTTGACTTAGTTCCCTACGGGGGTGGTGGTTTAGAATTTGAACCTGTTAAAGATGGCTTCGTAGTTGGTGGTGGTAGTGAGGCTGCTCAAGACGTTCCTTTCTAGAGCAGATTACGATAAGGGGTTGCTTCTCTGGTGAAATGCGGCAACTGAGTTAGTAGTGCGGGAGGGAGACTAACACTTTTAAGGAGAACACGAATGACCAAACACGCTTTCATTACAGGCATCACCGGCCAAGATGGTTCATACCTAGCTGAGTTACTTCTGTCTAAAAACTATTATGTACACGGTTTACTTCGACGTAGCTCTACACCAAACACAAAAAACATAGATCATATAGTTGATAACCCTAGAGTTTCTTTACACTTAGGGGACATGACGGATAGTTCTAATCTAAGTAAGCTGGTTAATGAAATTAAACCTGACGAAGTTTATAACTTGGCTGCTCAAAGCCATGTCAAAGTATCTTTTGACACACCTGTGTCCACAGGAGATATAAACGGTCTTGGTTCTATGAGACTGTTAGAGGCTTGCCGCAACATTAAGGGTGCCAATACACCTAAGTTCTATCAGGCATCTTCTAGTGAATTGTTTGGCAAGGTACAAGAACCAATTCAAAATGAAACAACTCCTATGCATCCTCGCTCACCGTATGGCGTAGCAAAGTATTATGCATACTGGGCAGTGAAGAACTATCGTGAAGCATACGGTATGTTTGCTTGTAATGGGATACTATTTAACCATGAAAGTCCTCGAAGGGGTGAAGAGTTTGTTACTAGAAAAGTAACTAAGTATGTAGCTAACTGGAATCAAAATTCCGAACCACTTGAGTTAGGTAATCTTTCTAGCCTCAGAGATTGGGGACACGCTAAAGATTATGTTAAAGGTATGTGGCTTATGCTACAAGCGCCAGAGGCTGACGACTATGTGTTAGCTACAGGTAAGAAGAATAGTATTCGCGAACTGGTAGAAGGTTGTTTCTCGATATCCTATAATAGGTCTATTGTCTGGGAAGGGGAAGGACTTGATGAGAAGGGATATGTTTTTTACACTGACGCACACAACAAACCTCAAAAAAATTTAGTGGTTGTAGTTAATCCTAATTTTTACAGGCCATCCGAAGTAGATGTTTTGTGTGGAGATTCCACCAAGGCCAAGACAAAATTAAAATGGACATGTGATTATAATTTTATGTCTCTAATAAAAGAGATGCTGCTAGCAGATAAACCAGAAAAAGATTGGTTCACAAACGGAGGTGAGTTACCGAATGGTTGTTGAAATTAACTTGCCTTTAGCCCGCGAAGCACTGGATAAGGAG